GTGCAGGACAACCGGCTCGAGGCGGAGGTCGTGGGTTGGGGTGAGGGGGAACAATCGTGGAGCATTGAATATCGGGTGTTCCCGGGATCGCCGGCGCAGCCGACGGTATGGAAAGATCTGACGGACTGGTTGCATCGGAAGTGGCTGCATACGTGCGGCATTGCGCTGCGCGTGGAATGTGTGGTGGTGGATACCGGGGGCCATCACACGAAAGAGGCGTACTGGTTTGTGCGGCGGTACCGCGGGCGGTGCTATGCCATCAAGGGCAGTAATCAGCAGGGCGCGCCGCTCGTGCCGCCGCGGCCGACCCGCCCGCGCGGCAGTACGGTGCATCTCTACCACGTCGGGACGGTGGCCGCGAAGGACACTATCTTTGAGCGGCTGAAGATCGAGACTCCGGGTCATGGCTACATGCACTTTCCCGATCAGCCGGGCTATGACGCGAACTACTTCAAGCAGCTCACGAACGAAGAGCGGCGGAACAAGTACGACCGCGGCGTGATCGTCGGCTACTATTACAAAAAGCTGGGTCGCAACGAAGTGCTCGACATCTGGGTCTACAATCTGGTGGCAGTCGCGTTGCTCAATCCGGATCTCGAGCGGATGGCGAAGCAGTGGGATCTCATTACGGCTCGGGCCAAGACTCGGCAAATCGAGTTGCCCGACACGGCTGAGTCGCCGGCGGGCACTCCCGCATTGCCTACCGTTACGCTCGGAGGCGCCCGCCCAAGTCGGCGCGTGATCTCACGAGGAGTGTCCTAGTGGCAACTCTGCTGACCCCTGAGGAAGTGATGGGCATTTTTAAGCTCAAACGCATCAAGACGATCTATGAATGGATCGCCGATGGGTTGTTTCCGAACGTGATTTGCGTGAAGAGACAATATAGAATCCCGCAGTCTGACGTGGAAGATCTGATTGCGAATTCGAAGGCTGCTGGACAGTGTCCGCCGCCACAAGTTCCATCTTCGAAGCGGCGCGTGATTTCAAAAGGCGTGCAATGAACGAATCTATGGATCATCCGCACCCAGATAAGCGGCATGTCATGAACGCAATCCGGCGCTATTTAGTCAGTGAGAAACGCAAGCGTGGTACGGCACGAGGCCTCATACATTACCATGATCTTCTGCAAACCTATTTGACGGCCAAGCGCGATCTATTCAATGGCCGTGTCAACTGGTCATCAGCCTGATGGCTGGAATAGTCGCCCGAAAGGTGTTGCGGGAGATGTTCGGTCATGACACGATTGCGAGGAACTGAGTCATGCTGACGTCGGCGCTCATCGAATAAGAGCGGCCGCGGTGCCGTAGGCACGGCGGCCCATTGACGCGGGGTGTCGCATCGACACGCCGCCGCATTTCATCGACTCCTCTCTCTTTTCCACTTCATCTCACAAAGATCGGTACCGTTGACTCCCGTTGACTCCCGTTGGGTGCCTTGTTGAATGCTGGGAGTTGCGTACACTTGCTCACGCATGTGCGCATTCTTCAAAAGGACCGAAGGGGCTCTCTCGATAGCGAGGGATCCCCTTCTTTTTGGCATGAAATAAATGGCCGGCATCACGCAAGCACAGGCTGAGGCGCAATTGGCGAGTTATCTCGCGGCGGAAACGGCTGTGCTGAGTGGTCAAGGGTATGAAATTAACGGCCGCAAATTGACCCGGGCCAATCTCGCGGAGATTCAACGCGGCATTCAGATCTGGGATGGCCGGGTGAAGAATTTGGCGCGCGGCGGCATTTCCATTCGAGGAGCGACGCCGATCGGATGAAAGCTGAACTGAACCTCCGCGATCAATCAATCGCGGTGCACGAAACGTGGCTCGATCGGGCAATTCGGTACGTCTCGCCTGCGCGGGCCCACCGTCGGTTTGAGGCCCGTCTGCGCACGGCGGTGCTCACCGCATGGAGCGGTGGTGGTACGGGCGGCTATGCCGGCGCGTCGCGATCGAAGCGCAGCATGTCGGGATGGTCGACGCGCCAAGGGAGTTCTGACTCGGATCTCTTGCCCGATCTCACGTTACTGGCCGAACGTTCACGGGATCTTGCACGCAACAGTCCCCTCGCCTGTGGCGCCATCAACACTGTCGTGACGAATGTCGTCGGGACGGGATTGAAATTACAGTCCCGCATCAACCGTTCACTCTTGAATTTGACGGATGGGCAAGCGGATGAGTGGGAGTCGTTGGCGGAAGAGGAATGGCGTCTGTGGTGCGAATCCACCGACTGCGATGCGCAGCGGACGCTCAATTTTTACGCACTCCAAGATCTGGTCTTACGCTCGACACTCGAGAGCGGGGACACGTTCGTGCTCATGCCGTATCTGCCGCGCGCTGGCTCACCCTACGGTCTGGCGCTCCAGGTCATCGAAGGCGATCGCGTCCGCAATCCCGATCGCAAGCCGGATACTGCAGCGTGTGCGGCGGGCATCGAGCGGAATAATTATGGCGCGCCCGTGTCCTACTTCATTCAAGACCAACATCCGGGCGATGCGTTCCTCTCGTCGACGAAGAGCTCGTGGACGAAGGTGCCTGCATTTGGATCTGAGACCGGCCGTCGCAATGTCCTGCATCTGTACAAGATGCTGCGTCCAGGGCAATCGCGCGGCGTACCCTATCTCGCCCCGGTGATCGAAGCGCTCAAGCAGCTCGATCGGTATGGCGAAGCCGAGCTCATGGCGGCGGTGATCAGCGGATTTCTGACCGTCTTCGTCAAGTCGGAAACCGATCCGTCATTTCAGCCCATGCTCCCAACCTCGGAAACCGGTGCGACGAGCACCGATGAAGACATCAAGCTTGGGAATGGGGCGGTCGTGGGGCTCTCGCCCGGCGAATCAGTAGAGACGGTGAACCCAGCCCGCCCCAACAGCGCCTTCGACGGCTTTGTCACGGCGGTCTTGCGGCAGGTGGGGATGGCCCTCGAGATTCCTTATGAAGTCCTGATCAAACATTTCACGGCCTCATACTCGGCGGCTCGGGCTGCACTCCTTGAAGCGTGGAAGTTTTTCATGACGCGCCGTGTTTGGCTCGCGCAGAACTTTTGCCAGCAAGTGTATGAACTCTGGTTGGAAGAAGCGGTGGCGAGTGGACGGCTTCCCGCGCCTGGATTCCTGCGGGATCCGCTGATTCGCAAAGCCTACAGCGGGGCAGAATGGACGGGGCCCGCCAAGGGCATGATCAATGAGAAGGACGAAGTGGCAGCCGCGACCATGAGGATCGAGGCTCGGCTCAGCACGTTGGATCGGGAAACTGCCGAGCTCACAGGTGGAGATTTTGAATCGAACGTCCGGCAACAGAAGAAAGAGCAGCGCATGTTGCAGGCGGCCGGACTACTGCCGGCTGCTGCCGTCGGCGACACATCCAGTGGGAAGTCGACTGATGGGTCCGATACGGAAAACGCAGATCGGCAAGATGAGACCGAAGAGGAACTGGTGGGGGCCGCACAATGAAAGTCCTCGATGTGCTCAATGCACCCTGGGCGATCCTTCCTGAGAAATTGCTCGAGATCCAGAACATCTACGCCACGCATCTCAGGGGGGACAAGATCGATCTCAAGGCGATCGAGGCGCAGTTAGGGCGTCCGCTCAACAACGAGACAAAAGCCTATGAGAACGTCGACGGCGTCGGCGTCATTCGGGTTGATGGTGTCCTCGCTCGCCGGATGAATCTCTTCTCAAAGATTTCCGGAGGCGCATCCACGGAACTGATCACCCAACAGGTTCTGGCTGCATTGGAGGATCGGGATGCCAGGTCGATCCTCCTCTTGATCGACAGCCCCGGCGGATCCGTCGATGGCACGCAGGAACTCGCCGAGACGATCTACAAATCGCGTGGGAAGAAACCGATTGTCGCTCTCGCCACAGGCATGATGGCTTCGGGGGCCTATTGGATCGGCGCTGCCGCCGACGAGGTGCTCATCAGTAGTGATACGACCGTCGTCGGATCGATCGGCGTGGTGTCCACACATGTGGATGTATCCAGGGCTGAGGACAGGATCGGGATCAAGACGACGGAAATCACGGCTGGCAAATATAAACGTATCGCCTCGCAGTATGGGCCGCTCACACAAGAAGGCCGGCAATCAATGCAAGAGATGGTCGACGACATCTATACCGCCTTCGTGAAGGATGTCGCCTCCTTTAGGAGCGTCCAGGTCGAAACCGTACTCGAGTCTATGGCCGATGGGCGCATCTTCATCGGGCCCAAGGCGATCGCGGCGAACTTGGTGAATGGATTCTCGACGGTGCAACGGGTGATGGGTGATCTGCGAGATGGGAAAAAAACAACAGGATTCGGTCTTCAACGATCAGGATCCGCTGGCCGCAAAGAGGAGGTTGAACAAATGGAACGTCAACAGATCATCGCGGGATTGACGATCGAGGATCTCAAGCCTGGCAATCCCGGACTGGCCGCAGCCCTGGTGAAAGAGGGGTATGACGCCGGCCATTCGGCCGGCAAAAGCGAAGGGGTCAAGGAAGGCCACGACCAAGGTATTTCGGAGGGCCACGCTAAAGGGTTGGAGGAAGGTCGGAAAGTTGGTGCCGATGCCGAGCGCAAACGTATTGCCGATGTCGAGGAGCAAGCGCTGCCAGGACATGAAGCCCTAATCACGCAGTTCAAGCAGGATGGCCAGACGACCGGTGAACAAGCGGCCATCAAAATTCTACAAGCTGAGAAGTCTATGCAGACTGGGCATCTGAAGAAGATCCAGACAGATGCGATCACACCAGTCTCTCAGCCGGCGGTCTTGGCGATCGTCGCGCCTAAAGAGGCGGAAGCGAAGTCTGAGGCCATGGTCCGGGAGGAAATGGCCAATTCGAAGTGCAGCTACAAAGAGGCGCTGAACACCGTGTCGAAAGCGCATCCGGAGTTGTTCAATCTGAAGTAGGAGCTCCCGCCGGTGTGCGGGTCGAAGAACGGACGCAGCAGAACATAGGAGGGCTAACCGATGGGAATGGGAGAAACGTCAGTTGTCGAAAAACAAATGAGTGCCGGCGGGACCATCAATGAAGCCACGATCGTCAAATTTGGGGCGGATGATGAGAACGTCGTGGCCGCCACGGCCGTGAGCGAGACGCTGGTCGGCGTCGCGCAGCATGCCGCGGCGTCCGGTGAGCGTGTGCGCGTCATGACCTCTGGCATTTCGCGTCTCAAGATCGGTGGCACCGTGACTCGTGGTGACTATGTGACCACGAACGGCAGCGCCCAGGGCGTGGCGGCGGCTCCGGCTGGGGGCACGAATAACGGCATCATCGGGATCGCGCTGCAGTCAGGCGTGAATGGAGACATCATCCGGGTGCAGTTGGCGCAAGGGCGGATCCAGGGATAATTCACGGCCTACGCCGACGCCGGTGTGCGGAGTGCGACGGCATTCACATAAGGAGACTTGAACCATGCCTGAGGCAAAAGATCTACATGTAGACAAAGCGCTCTCGACCGTGTCGGTCCAATACCGGAATGATGAGCTGATCGGCTCGGAAGTCATGCCGATGGTGCCGGTCGGGATGCGATCGGACAAGTATTACATCTATCAAAAAGACGATTCCTACAAGATTCCGGATGACATGGTCGGGCCAAAGGCCATGCCGAACGAAGTCGACTGGAAAACCAGCACGGACAATTATTCCGTGAAGGATTACGCCCTGGGCGACTATGTTCCGCAGGAAGTGATCGACAATGCGGATCAGCCATTGTCGCCCTTAGCGGACACGGCCGAGTTCCTGTCGAATCTCTTGCGCAATGCCTTCGAGGTGCGGATTGCAGCCAAGGTGTTTACGGCTGCGAATTATCCCGCAGCTAACAAAGTGACCTTGGCCGGGGCGACGCAGTGGTCCGGCGCATCAGACAATCCTCTCGGCGATGTCATGACCGCTATCGAGGCCTGCTTCATGCGCGCGAACACCTTGGTGTTCGGGATCGATGCTTGGCTCGTGTTCCGGAAGCTGCCTGAGATCCTCGACGCGGTGAAGTCCTCGACTCGGTTCCAAAGCTCGGGGGGGCTGGCGACACAGTCAGAAGTGGCTGCGTTGTTCGATGTCGAGCGGGTGTTGGTTGGACGGGCACGCAAGGTCACGTCAAAGGAAGGCCAGACTACAACCTTCGGGCGGATCTGGGGCAAGCACATGTCGGCGCTCTTTGTTCCGAAGGGATCGCTCAACACCAAGTCGATCGCGTGGGGGGTCACCTTCAGCGAATCGAACATGCTGACCTATCGAGAGTTCGATGGGAAGCGTGGCGTGAAGGGTGCCCACTACGTGAAGAATGGTTGGAATACAGACGAGAAGATCGTCGCGAGCGATGTGGGGTACATGATCGAAAACGCCGTCGCCTAATCCGGCGTCGAGGCCAGAGTCAACCAGAGCTGCGGGTCTTCGGACCCGCAGTCATACCGCAGTGATGAGGGAACCATGAAAGTCACGTTGAAAAATACGATCGGGATCTTGAAGTACAACGGCAAAGAATATGGTCCCGGCGACAAAGTGGAAATGACCAAGGATGAAGCCTCGAAGATTGCCCATCACATCGAGCAGGCAGAAGAGCTTGCTGAGAAGAGGAGCGAGGGCAATGACAGCGGTAAGAACTCCGAAGGGTCCGACAAGAAGTAGATGCCTGATTCAGTCGACATGGTCGCGCAGCTCGGTGGGGAACTGGTCACCTATATGCCCTTTGGCGGGGTGGCTAGAACCTTCCGGGCGATCGTCGACCGTCGGCCGATGCAGACGCAGCAGACGAATGGGCATGCGTATGGGGTCAACATGATGGAGCTCTTCATTCCGAAGGATCCCACCAACGGCGTGACGGCGATCCAGGTACGGAAAGACCGGGTGCGATTCAAGAAGAACTTGCTCGATTCGCAGGAGAGTGATTTTACCGTGCAGAAGATACTCCAAGAAGACGCCGGACTGACCGCCAATGATGGCGGAATGTTTCGCGTGGAGGTGCAGGCGTAATGCCGAGCGTGACGCCGATCAATTTCGAGGGAGTGCAGCAAGCCTTTCAGGAGGCGCCGGCGCTCGCCGCGCGGTTTGTGAAGACCGCGATGTTTCGGTTTGCGCGTCGAGTGACCAAACGCACGAAGACCGACTATCTGAGCGGTCGACCGGGAATCATCGGCGGACCCTGGCGTCGGGTGAAGGATAAAAACGTGCAGGGGTTCACCGTCGGCCGTGAGCTCACCACGCTCAAAGCGGTGAGCAAAGTCTCGCGCCTCGTGCGGACGCATGTCGAAGGGGCGACGATCACGGCCAAGTCCGGGGGTTTCTTGTTTTTGAGCCGCAAGACGGGCAAGGCCGGCGGGGCCGCCGTCTTCGCCCGTGTGAAATCGGTGACGATTCCGGCGCGGATCCCGTTCGAACGGGTGTGGCGCGCGCAATTGGGCCGGGGCACGACCGAGATCGGTGATGCGCTACATCGGGCGGTGAGCCAGGCGCTCGATCAGCGGATGAAAGCCCTCACGTCGGTCGTGCAGCGAGTGGTCAATGGCTGAGTCTGTCCGGGAACGCATTATGAAAAATCTGCAGGCCGCCCTTCAGGGCATCACGGTGGGAAACGGCTTTACCAACACGTTGAACGCGGTCGAGCGGACGTTGCAGCGCGGACAGTCGCATCAGCCGCCGGTGGCCTACCTCATCGAGGGCGACGACGATGTGCTGGCCGATGGACCCTTGTCAGGAAATGATGCACTCCTCTCGCGCGCGCTGGCCGTCGGGGTCGTGCTCGTAGTGCAGCAGGATGAAGACGTCGATGCCCGCTCGGCCTCCGAGGTGATGAACAGCCTGATCGCCGATGTCCAAAAGCAACTGCAAGTCGATTATCGCCGGGGTGAGCTGGCGATCAATACGGAAGAGACCGGGGTGAGTCCGGTGCAGATTGAGGAAGGACAGCCGGTCCTCTCCTGTGCCGTCGCCTACCGGATCCCGTACCGGCATCGACGTCTGGATCCGACCATCGCGGGGTGAGCATGAAAGTGAAACTGTCCTGCACATACTACAGCGACACGCGCGAGAAGCTGGGTGAGCCGGGCGATGTGATTGAGCTGCCGCCGAAAGCGGCCCAACTCCTGCTGAACGGGGGCAGTGCGGAGCTCGTCGAACCGCCGAAGAAATCTGAGCGCGACTGAGCGCGAAAGGAGTGTGACCCATGGGGCGTATTCTGAGCAATCGCGCCGTCGTCGCGGCCAAGGCGGAATCGACGGAAGGGACGGTCATTACCCTGGCCGGGGCCGATGCCAACTTCCAAGTGATGGAGCCGAAGTTCGACGCTGACATCAGCATGTTCAAACGAGAGATCCTCGATGGCTCGCTGTCCCCCTTCAAAATGACACCGGGGACCCGCCTCGGCAAGATTTCCTTTAAAGTGGAAAACAAGGGATCCGGCACGGCCGGCACCGCGCCGGCGATCGGCAAACTGCTCCTCGCCTGTGGGTTTGGCGAGACCGTCGTCGGGGGCACCAGCGTCACCTATGCCCCCATCTCCGTACTCACCTCTATCCCCTCCCTGACCATCGCGCTCTACAAGGACGGCCTTAAGAAGATGATCAAAGGGGCGCGGGGGAATGTGAAGTACAGCGCGAAGAACGGTGAGCCGGGGATGTTCGAATTCGAATTTCTCGGAGTCTACGACAGTGTCGCCGATGTGGCCATGGTCACGCCCTCCGGGGTGGAAACGACGGTCCCGGTGGCTCTGCTCTCGGCCGTGTTCAGCGTCGCCAGTTTTTCGGCGGTCGTCTCGCAGATCGCCTTCGATATGTCGAATACCTTGGAACCCCGGCCGGACATTAACACCGCGGCAGGGTTCATCAGCACGCTTCTCACCAAACGGGAACCGAAGGGCAGTTTCGATCCGGAGGACGAACTGGTAGGCACGCATGATTTCTACGGCCGCTGGTTGGCCGGCACGACCGGGGTCCTGACCTGGAGACATCCGGGCGCTGCGGGGAACATCTGCATCTTCAACGTGCCGGTGTGTCAGTACACCAAGATCGCCGAATCGGATCGCAATGGCATTGCCGTGCTGAACAGTGACTTCCTCATGGCGCGCAGTGCCGTCGGCGGCAATGACGAACTGAGCATCGCCTATACGTAACTCTGGAGGGGCTCTCTGTGGAACAAGACACCGTGCGCGTGCAGGCCCCATTTGTGATCGCGGGCGTGCCCTATCGGATGGAACCGCTGTCCTGGCAGCAGAACAAGTGGCTGGGGGAACACATCTTTGTCGGCATCGATTTGCAGGCCCTCGATTACGCGGTGATCCACGATCTGCTGCGCGAGAGAGGTCCGCTGTTCATGGCGATCGTGTTGCTCCCGCCTAACCTCACGCGCGCGCAACAGGCGAAACAACCCTGGGCGACGATCCAAGCGTTAGCCGACAGCTTCGCCGGAGAGCTGACCGGCGCGGAGGTGGCGCGCTTTGGGCCCCGTTTTTTTCTCTCCAATCCGCCCGATCAGATGTCGATGCTGCTGAGCGGGAAGGTCCTGATGCAGGCGGTCCTGGCCAGCGCCGCACCGTCCGCTGCACCTACGGACAATGGGTCGAGCACAGTCTCGTCGCCCTCACCGACGGAGACCTCACGAAGCTCGGCGTCATCCTTACCGAGTTCGGACCCGCTGATTCAGATCCGTACCTCCGACGCTGCCTCGAGCGACAGACCGTCGATCGCGCCATCCTTGGATGGGTCGGCGTTGAGTTGCCCTGGCTGAAGGCGCCGGCGCCGGCGCGGGCGCAGACGATTGGGCAGTTTTGCGGGGGGAGTTGCGTCGAGGAATGCACCACATTTTTCGGGGACGGACTGACACACGCCTGTCGCACCTGCCCCAATTGAGGACCGATGGCTGTTCCGATTGCCGAAAACCGCAGGATTCTCACCGATTCGAATGGCAAGCAGGTGGTCATTCCGGAGAAGTCGTCTGGGCCGGTGATGACGATGACCTTGGTCGATGAGCTCGCGGCTCCCGTCCCGCTGTCAGCGGTGGGGACCGCGACGCTCACCATCTATGCGCGTGACGAGCCAACGCAGCCGATCATCAATAGCGTGGATCATGTGAACATCAAGAACACCGGTCGGGGTACCATGCACGCGACGAGCGGGCTGCTCACGGTGTCGCTCGAGACTGCCGATAACAGTATCCAGAACAGCGCCAACGATCTGGAGTGGCATCGGTTCCTGATCGAGATCACCTACAACTCGACGAAAGCCTTGAAATACGAGATTGAGGCGCCGGTGCGCAATCTCCAGAAGGTGACCTAATGAGGAGGACGTCATGCTGCTGAAACGACATTACAAGACGTCGGCCGGCTGGGAGAAGGCGCTGGACGACACAGGCACCTGTACCAATCTGCCGCCGTTGGACCATATCGAAATCAAGCACACGGGGACGACACCTGATCAGCATTTCTCCGATCGTCTTGTGGCGAAAGGATTAGCCGAGGGCTGGGTGACCATTCACGACAGGGTGTTGACCCTGCATGCCACACCAGAGGATCTGCGTTACGCGATTCTCCGCGTGCCGGGCAAATATCTCGCGAAGACGGCACCCTCCGGCTACGAAGTCATTCATTACTACGACTGTCTCCTCGACCGGGCGCAGCATGAGCGGTTTCGAGCGCGGAAAGGGCAGGTGTAGGCCATGGCCGATTTTGTCTTTAACATCGCAAAGGGGCGTGTGCTCGAACTGTGCATGCGGGTCGATAACAACGATCCGCCGAACTCGGCGCTGATCATCGTGATCATCGACGCGAACGGGGACAGCGATGCCACGATGCGCGATCGGGACGATCTCTCGGCGCTCTTGGGCGGGATCGCCAACGAGGTCACCAACACCAACTATGCCCGCAAGACCTTAACCGATGCCGATCTGACTGCCTTCACGCCGGACGATATGAATGATCGGTTCGATGCTGATATTCCCGACCAGACCTGGCCGGCCGTGGCGGCCGGCACCGCCTGGACGGATTTCCTCGTCTGCTACGACAGTGATACCACGGGCGGCACCGATTCCGGCATTGTGCCGCTCACCAACCATGATTTTGCTGTTACGCCCGATGGCAGTGACATTACAGCACAGATCGCGGCGGCGGGGTTCTTCCGCGCGTCCTAAAGGAGTCTCACGATGCGATACCTCTGCATGATGATGGGTGCGGTCCTCAGTGTGCTGCTTGGATTGGTCGGGACACCACAGGCGGCCGAGGTGTCAGCTGTCTTGAGTTGGCAGGCGAACGCCGAAGCTGATCTCGCCGGCTACAAAGTCTATCGGTCCACAACGTCCGGGGTGTATGGCGCACCCGTCGCCACGCTCGGCAAGGCGACCGCCCACACTCTGCTGTTGCCACAGCTGACGGTGGATACGACCTACTTTTTCACCGTCACGGCTTATGATACCGGCGGCAATGAAAGCCCAAAAGCTGCAGAAGTCAGCAAGCGGATTCCGGCCGCGCCGATCATCGAGACCCCCGGCGTGCCGGTCTTACTGTTGGCGATCACCTCGGCCACCAGTGCCACGGTCAGTTGGCCCGATGTCCCCGATGGCATGACCGGGGCTGCGGCGGTGGACCTGCGCTATGCCGCGAACCATATTGTGTGGGGGTCCGCGGTCAGTGCGGTGTGTCCAGCCTCACCGTGCACCCTCACGGGACTGACGCCTGGGACTCCCTACGAATTTCAAGCCGTGGCCTATCGCGGGACCCCGAATGTCGATGCCGTCTTTGGCGCATTGAGTGGCGTGGCGCGCGGGACGACGCCCGATCCGCCACCGGCCCCGGTCCAAGGCCTCACCATTACGAAAGCCGATGTCAACGAAATCATCATTACCGCCTTAGTGGCCGATTGTCCCAAAGTGACAACCTCCACCAAGGGGAGCACCGCGGTGCACTTAAAACGGACCGTGAAATGTGCGCGGTCATAACGCAAGGAGTTGATTATGCTTCGCACAGGGCTCATCGCAGCAATCCTGATCATGGTGACCTGTGTCTCGGCGCAGGCGGTGGTCACACAAAATTCTCCGTTCGAGTCGTCGGCCGGTGAAGGCACCTGGATCACCTCGGTTCCAGGCGGCACGAATGCGATCCCGAATTGCGGGTCGCAAGGTTTGTGCATTGACCAGGTGGTGAAGCTCACCGGCACCGGCTCGTTGCGCTACACGTTCCCCTCCAGTTGTTTGCATCCGACGCCGTGCGGCGGCTTTTACGACAAGTCGTTCTCGGGCGGGGGGACCACGAATTGGGAAAAGTTCGATCTCTTCGTCGATCCGAATTTCGTGATCAGTACGCCCGCGACCAAAATCATTCAGGTCCAAACGACTACGCTCTATAGCGATTGGTTCGGCATGCAGCCGTCTCCTGATGCGGCGGTGTCCAGTCAGACGGCGACCTTCCAGGTGAGCATGCAGCGGATCTGTACGTCGCAAAGTCCGACGTTGTGCGAATGGACGGAAAATCTCAACAGTGTAAGTGTGCCGAAAGGCCAATCGGTGTGCATCGAAGTGCAAACGGTGCTGTCCAATCCTCCCGGTACGAACAACGGGGCCGTACACATTTATACCAACGGCACGCTGCGGTCGAGCCGCACCGGGTTGATCAATCGCGGGGCGTCCAGCCTCCCGAACGGCACGGGCGGCAATCCCGATAATGGCGTGTTTGCCCTCACGCGGGTCTATCGGCAATTGGGGTCGGGGACGTTTCGGATTGACAATCTGACCCAAAGTACCACGCGCAACCCGTGCGGCGGCGGCACACAAGATACCACACCGCCCGGCGTGCCGACCGGCTTGGCGGTGCATTAAGGAGACCTGTCATACGGGCGGCACCGATTCCGGCATTGTGCCGCTCACCAACCATGATTGTGCTGTTACGCCCGATGGCAGTGACATCACAGATCGCGGCGGCGGGATTTTTCAGAGCGAGTTGATAGGGTGCCGTACTATCTGAGCAACAGCGTGATGCCAGATCCGAGCGGTCGCGGGACTCGACCCGCAGGGAGTGATGTCGCAGGGGCAAACTGGATTTATCTCGATGAGAATCGGTCATTGGTCTG